ATTTTAAAAGAAACTAAAAAATGAGTAGAGAAGAATTTGAACAATATCTGATATCAATTGGTGGTGTTTATAATTGGAAAGGTGTTAACCTTACCAACCCATCTATGTTTGGTGTTGGTGAAGGTTGGTTTCAGTTGTTAAAGAACCTCATAGACGAACTTATATCGTTGGGTTGGGATAGAACTATGATTCAATCAAAAGAGAAGTTTGGTGGGCTTAATTTCTATGCAAAAGACCCAACACCAGAGATGTATGACATAATATTAACATATGAAAAGTTATCATATGAGATATGTGAAGTTTGTGGTGACCATGGGTATCCTAGAAAATTGGATTGGATAAAAAGCTTGTGTGATAAACATGCTGCTGAAAAAGGAATAGATTAAAATATTTTCAAATAAATTTGGTGAATTCAATTTAAATTCGTACATTTGTAAAACAAAAGAAAAAAATATGACTATTAAACAGATTTTTGATGAGATTGCTGCCACTGGTGGTAATAATGCTAAGATGGACGTACTAAGAAAGTATGTCGACAATGAGTTATTAAGAAGAGTATTATATATGGCTAACTCTAAACGAGTTAAGTTTTATATCAAACGAGTACCAGAGTATACACAAAATGACACAACTTGGTCATTAGAACAAGCGTTAGGTATGCTTTTAGAAATCGCTAATCGTGATGTTACTGGTCAAAATGCTATTGATAGATTAACTATTTGGTTAGGGAGCGTATCTGCTGATGATGCGTATATTATTGAACGTATTATCGATAAAGATTGTAAAATCGGTATGGGAACAACTTTTATAAACAAAGTATTTAAAGGGTTGATTGAAGAAACACCATACATGGGTGCTGTATCATTTGATGAGAAGAAAGCACGCAAGATTTTTGAGAAAGGTGGTAAAGGTATCTCACAAGTAAAAATGGATGGTCGCTACTGCAATGCTATTATTAGAGGTGGTGAAGTAGAAATGGAATCAAGACAAGGTGAACCTACTATTGTTACTGGTGCTAAATTTGTTGAAGAACTTGCACAACTAGAAGATTGTGTGTTAAATGGTGAGTTAACTATGGATGGTATACCACGTTATGAGTCTAACGGTATCATTGCATCTATTATTGACATCTGCGGTAAGAAAGATAGTCGTACAGACAAGGAAAATGAAAAGAAATTAGCAGCGTTTACTGAAAAACATGGTGATTTTGATGAAGCATTATCTAAAATACGTTATACAGTATGGGATAGAATCACTATTGATGAACATTTTGATGCTAAATCTACTGTACCATATAGTAAACGTACTATTGAACTTAACAAAGCGTTAAAAGCTATTGATGTAACGCACGTTTCTATCGTAGAAGGGATAGTTGTTAACACATATGAAGAAGCAATGAACCATTTCCAAGAGATTTTAGCTCGTGGTGAAGAAGGAACTATATTAAAAGCATATAATGGTGAGTGGAAAGATGGTAAACCAACACACCAAATCAAAATGAAACTAGAATTAACACTAGATTTAGTGATTACTGGTTTCAATTATGGTACAAAAGGTACTAAAAATGAGAATGTGATTAGTTCTTTCAACGCTGAGACATCATGTGGTAAGTTAAAAACAAGACCACAAGGGTTAACAGAATCTTTGATGGCTGAAATCACAGATAATCAAGACAATTTGTTAGGTACAATAATCGAAGTTAAGTGTTCTGGGTTATCTTTTGACCACACTGGTGCGTATTCATTACTATACCCAGCGTTTAAACACTTTAGAGACGATAAATCAGAGCCTAACTCACTTGACGAGTGTATCGAAATACAAAATGCAGCAATAGGTTTAACAGTTTAAAATAAAAAAAAATGAAAAAATTAGTATTATTAGTAATGTGTATGTGGTTTATTAATGCATTAGCACAAGATTCTTGTCCAGTGACTAAATATGTGTCGATTGGGTTGTCAATGAGTAATGGTGATGAATTTGTAAACAATGCATTCAATTCAATAGATGTTGGTTTTACAAAACATGACATTTCAATGGGTATGTCCTTTGGACGAGGTAATTTGAATGGTATATTTAAAAAAGGTGATGAATTAAAAAATTATTTTTATGAATTTAAAGTGTCACCATCATTTCCTTTAGGTTATATTAGTGTTAATGTAATTTTAGGTGTTGGTGGTTATTTTAAAAGACCTAATAACTTTATTGAATATGGTTTTGGTTTTTCACGTTCGTATAAATCATTTAGTTATGGTTTATCAGTTAGCAATTGGGATGGATTGAATTATGTTAGTCCATCAGTAACTTATAATTTTTAAGAAGATGAAAAAAATGATTAAATTTCCGTCTATTGAACAATTTAGAACAGTTGTATCTAATGTTAATAGACATTTCAATTTTGTTGGTTTGGATGAGAATGGTGAGGCTATTTATGACCCAACATTACCAAAACCAACTATTACATTCAAAGGTACTGTAAAGTTACATGGTACAAACGCTGCTGTGTCTTTTAATGCACCAAGCGGTATGTGGGCTCAATCTCGTGAGAATATTATCACACCAGAAAAAGATAACGCTGGGTTTGCATTCTTTGCACATTCACATGAAACACAATTCATGAGATTATTCCATGATGTTGCGGCTAATGAGAATATTGATATGCATAAAAACTCAATCACTATTTATGGTGAATGGGCTGGTGGTAATATCCAAAAAGGGGTTGGTGTTTGTAATTTACCTAAATCTTTCTTTATCTTCGGTGTTAAAATCACACCACATACTGAAAGTGAAGAAGAGTTAAAAGCCAATCCAGCATATTGGGTTGATTACACTTATTTAAGAGCACCAGAGCACAATATTTACAATATTGACGATTACCCTACATATTCAATCGATATTGATTTTAACATGCCACAATTGGTACAAAATCAGTTGTCTGATTTGACTATTGCTGTTGAAGAGGAATGTCCAGTTGCAAAAGCATTTGGTTTTTCTGGAATTGGTGAAGGTATTGTATGGAGTGCTGAATTTAAAGGTGTTGTCCACAGATTCAAAGTAAAAGGTGAAAAACACTCTAGTTCAAAAGTGAAAACGTTAGCTGCTGTTAATGTTGAGAAATTGGAAGGTATTCAAAAGTTTGTTGATTATGCTGTATCTGAAAGTCGTTTCAATCAAGCGATTGAAAACGTTTTCCCTAACGATGAGCCAATCGATGTAAGAAAAATGGGTGATGTTATCAGATGGGTTGTTAATGATGTTATCAAAGAGGAAATGGATACTATGGTAGAGAACCAAGTAGAACCAAAAGAAGTAAATAAATACATCTCTGCAAAAGTAAGAGAGATGTTCTTTAAATTAAGTGTTTAGTATGTTAAAAAATGGGGTTTACAAGCTGTTAAAAGCTGCTGAAGTTGGCAAAGATATGCCATTACCAGCTGGTCAAGAAGTTGAAATAATAAATGGTGTTGTTTACGTAAATGGTTTTATGGTAGACACACGTTTACAAGAAGTTTTCTATAATTTTGTGTTGAACAACCAAGGTTTATTCAAAGATGATACTAGAACGTGGTAAAAAGAAATGTGACTGCGGAAATGTAGCGGTTTGGGTATACATGCCAGGTTATGCCAATGATGATAATCCTTATATTTGTGATGATTGTATTTCATCACCAGAAGATATTGGTTGTTCATGCAACTGGAATTATGGGTTACCTCAAGAAGGTCTTCCAATAGATGAACCAGAAGGTGTTGAAGGTAAGGATTGGAGATGGATTGAACACGAAGGTGACGAATATATTGATAAGATAACCAAAGAAGAAGATGGTTATTGGCAATATTTGGATGAACGTGGTAGACCATATCCATGTGCTGAATATGAATATGATGAAGATGGGTTTCCAGAGTATACTTGGTTGGGTGAAAAGGTTATGCGTTTAGATATGTGGTTCTATTTTTTCAAAGATAGAACCAAAAATAAGTTTAAACGTTGGTGGAAAAAACATATTGCAGATTATGTTCCAAAACATTTGGAAGATTTGTTTTAATTTTGTACATTTGTATAAATTATTGAAGTATGATAGTAAAAGAAAACGGATTAAGATATGCAAAACTGATACACGTATCAGTTGATAACGGTATGACTGCTAATAGTAATAAGGTTTATATCATGGAAGAATTGACAGATGGTCGTATAAAATGCGAATATGGCCGTGTTGGTAAGTCTTTGGTTACTGAATATAAACCTAGCAGCAAATGGGATAGTGTGTTGAAGCAGAAGTTATCTAAAACAAAAGGTTATACCGATGTAACAGATTTATTGGCTGAACCAGTTATTGATGAATCAAAACCAACTGACAATAAAGTTGATAATATAAAAGATGAAATTGTTAGAAAATTGATTGATGAGTTGATGTCATTTGCCAACAAATCTATTCAACGTAATTATAAGGTAAGTCAAGAAGTTGTATCAGAACAACAAGTTACTGCTGCACAAGAAATAATCAGCAACATTAGTGGTTTGATTCAAATTGGTGTGGATATCAAGCATATTAATGATATGTTATTGAAACTATACACTATTATCCCTAGAAGAATGGATAACGTAAAAGACCATTTGTTTAGAGATATCAGCAACGATGTTACTTTGACTAACGCACAAAGATTACTTGATAATGAGCAATCTGCTTTGGATACAATGGCTGGTCAAGTTGAATTGATTAAACAACAAAGAGAAGCTGATAAGAA